CCTTCTTTTCGTCCTTCGCTCTGAGCCGTTTTTGAATCTGCTCTTCGCGCTGGCGCTCTCTCTCGGCCTCAATCGCCTGCTTTTGCTGTTCGTTTGATTGTTGAAAATCTTGTTTGATTCGTTCGTTGATGGCGTCTATCCGCTCTGCGGGCCACTTGACAATGTAGGTGATCCATTTGCCGCCAAGCCGGTCGAGCACGAGCGAATAAGCGCCGTAATGTTCGAGGGAAAGGCTGTTGGCGTGGAAAACTTCGCCCGGTATCGTGTTGAGCGCCATATTGACGACGCACATCTTGCAGCATATCCGGTCGAGGTCAAACCCTGTGAAGCGTTGCAGGTGGCGGCGATCCCCAAACTTCTTTGCTGATTTCAAAATCATGATGCCGCTGCCACAGCTCGGGTCGCAGATTTTCAAGCCCTCCTTATCCGTGTCCACATCGCCGATCATCATTTCGGATATCATCGCAGAGATATTGCCCGGCGTAAAAAACTGACCCATTGCCGAGGCCTTGTACTGCGACGATATTTCCATGTACACCGTGCCAAGCAAGTCCTGAAAATCGTCTGAGCCATCCCCCAAAATTTCAAAGAGCGCCATCATCTGCTTTAGCCCGGCCTCCCCGTAGGTTTTTTCGAGCCGCTCACCGTTATCGTTTATGAGTCCGAGCGACAGGTAGAAAATGCAGAAGTCCAAAAAGTCCTCGAAGACCTGGCTATAATTCCCCTGCGCGTAAGCCAGCCGCTCAAACTCCTTTGTGAACGACCGCACAATCGGGTCGTTCACAAAGATGCTGTCCTCCTTCATCCGTTCTTTTCTACCACCGTGAAGTACTGAGCGAGTTTGTCCATGTAGGCCATGCCCACTTTCTTGCCGCTCACATCGAAGGCGACAAGCGTTTGGCGGTCGGCCTGCTCATCGAGGGTGGAAACTTTCACGGCCAGTGCGGTCGAGCGTTTGACCAGCAGCCGGAACTCGCCGCCCTGATTCCATGCTTCGAGCAGTTCAGCGACGCGCTCAGGGGAATCGGCGGCATGGAATTCAAGTTGCGCGTCGAGGTCGAGGCGTTCTATCCAGTCGCCGAACACGGCGGGTGTTGCCTCTGCCGGCTGCCTTTTCGCGGCGGTCGCTTTCACGGGCTGGTCTTTTTTCTTTGCGCTGTTCGCCTCAAAATCAAAGTCTGCGATGATGTACTTCTCGATGGCGCGGCCTATCGTGATTTCCTCGGCCTTTGCCACGACCTTGCACTCAGCGCGAAGTGCGCTGCTGGCGACTACCACCTGCTCCGATACTGATAGTTTTCCGCCACCATCGAACGCCACGCCGCAACGGACGTAGGTCATCATCTGCTCAATCGCTGTTTTCAATTGTTCAGGTGTTGCCTTGCTGATGCTGGCCGCCCCGGTGTCGGCCACAAACGCCCGGAACTGGTTGCGAACGGCCGAATGGCACTCGTATTCGAGTTCGTTCATGTCTTTGGGCGCGGTGTGCTTCATGGCGCAAACGATGTACACATCATTGGTTTCGCTCGCTGTTGCTGGTTGGATTGATTTTTTTGCCATTGTCAAAAAGTTGAGTTGTTGTATCGCTTTTTAAATGTGTTGCAAAGATAACTACTTTAACTGGTTGCGCAACACTTTCCGAAAATATTTTTTTCTGCCGCGCGAACTTTAACCAAATAAAAAACCCCGAAGCGCGAACGCTCCAGGGCCTGCAACATCAAAACAACAGGAGTTGAGTTGATTGGATGCTGTTTCAGGGGATGAATGCCCTGAGTATGATTGCAATAAGGATGCCCGCTGCGATGCCCATTGCGGCAATGACAGCCCAGCGTCGCCAGCCAGAGGCTTCGCGGTACATCTCTACGCCTTTCTTGACAACACCTGTCAGGACTGCCAGCGACAGAAAGGCGCCGATGCCGCGTGTGCGGTTCATGCCTGAATCCCCGCTTTAGCCTTGAGCGCGTCAGCCTTTCGCTTTGTGAGCCACGACACGATGGGCGCGATGATGGCCGGCAGCGCATACCCTGCCAAGCCCCACCAATCGCCACTGAATGCGTACTCTACAACCCTGTGCGCTGCGTCTGCTGGGAGCATAATACCGTTGAGCAGTGCGATTGCGAACACGACGTTCAGCACGGAGGCCCACCAATTATGGCTGCGCAGAAACAGGATGAAGTTCGGCTTGTTGGTTTTCCACGTCAGCGACCACTGCCAAATGGAGTTGCCCACGTTGATAATTAGCATCAGGAAAAGCGGCCAGTTGGCCGTCTCCACCGCTACAACAGCATCGTTGGCAGTCGCGTCAGGGTTGATTTGAAGCCCAGCGAGCGCGAATATCCACAGCACGACGGACACGATTTGAGTAATAATGTTGGATGACATAACCTATTTGTTTGATGAAAGAAATCATTTTCAGTCAGGCGGGGGCCGTTGTTCCATGGTAAGGTTTACAGCGCCGAAATTAGGCGGCTCGCAAGCCACAAAAAACTTGCAAACCAAAGACCGAGCATAAAAATGCCCGGCAGGTATTGTTTCACAAACAGCCTCATCAGATGCACGGCTTTCCGGTTACGACCGCAACGCCCGTCGTGAAGCCGGGAGATGGGCGAAAAACAATCTCGTCGCGCTCTGGCTTGCCCCACGGGAGCATATCGAAGCCGCCCGCGCCGTTGGGCGAAGGGTAAACTCCGCTGTCCGCTGCACGGGCTTCGAGGCGGAACACGCCAAAACCTTTGCCGGATAGGTCAACGCGGCCATGCTCTGCGACCGCTGTGGGGAGTTTCAGGAAAAAGGCTTCCAGCACAGCCTGTGCTTCGCGCTTATCAACACCGGATTCGGCGACTACGGTATCAAGGATTTCGGAAAAAGCAAATTCGTCGTTCATGTTTGATGTGCGTTAGAAAGTGTTTGAAGTGTGGTGTTTATAGTACAACAAAACCGACGATAGAGCCTATCTTGGCAAACCTCGCAGTAGTGCCGACTGATTTAAAGATTCCGACCCGTGCACCTACGTTTACTGCCGCGTTGGGCATCGTTGAGGTATTGATAGCGGCCAGTGTCCCATTGATGTACGCCCGCGCCTCCGTGCGCGATTCGTTCAATACGACCGTGATTTGATAGGGTGTGTTGGCTGCTACGGCTACGTTGCAATCCACTGCCGTTTCGGTGCCTGCGTTGTTGCGCGTTACCAACTCAAACTCTCCGTCGTTCACGTCGTCTTTGTATCTTACAAAAACCGAGTTGTTCACTGCAAGAGTCGTGGTGTTCGCGTTGGGTATCATGCCGACTTGCAGCGTGTACCGCTGCGCACTTGTAGAGAGCGTAGGCACAAACACATTCGCCTGCACCTCTATATGCCCATCGCCCGTGCGGGCAAAGTTGTTGGCGTTTTTGGGCAGGTAAATGGTTGCTATGCCCGCAGCGGTCGAGCCTGTTGAAGCCTCCCAATGGTTCGGCTGTTCGGCGCCTGGAACCGCATTCGCGTTGCTTGTGCCTGTGCCAGAGGTCGCAAGCCCCAGAAACGGGTGGTCTGATTGGTTTGTGCTGCCTGGCTGCTGATAATAGTAGATGCCATTCCAAACAGTGCCGAGTTTTTGAGGGTAGAATGTGTTTGATTTCACATACCACCGGCCAATGTTATTGTTGTAGGTGAGCGTGACAGCATCGCCCGGCAGTACAATCAAATCTTCGCGGCCAAAAACGCGGTTCGCCGCCGCGCTGCCCGTATGGTGGCAGGCAATCACAAAGGGAAAATCGCCGTCGTTTATGACCGTGCGCACTTGCCCGACCAATGCGTCAAAGCCCGTGATTGTCCAAATTGCGCTCGACGATACAAACACCTCTGTGCTGGTTGCCCAGCCTGTCGGCTCATAGTCGTTCACGTCCACGGTGATGTCCGCAGGGTATATGTCATCTGTGACGTAGGCCGGGTTCCACGCCGCGCCGTCCCATGTAAGCACTTGCCCAGCCACCGCGCCCATCTGGTTGAGGTGTGTACTATTCACTGAGCCTACGACAATGCTCATGGAAACCTCTGTTTCGGAGTTGCCCGCGTCGTTTGTCAGTGTCGGCTCGATGGTGCTTGTTGTGACAAAATTCGCGTTTGGCTGCACCGTGGCCGCCGCGCCGTCTTCTCTCCATGTTTGGTAGTTCGCGCCGCCGCCGACTGGCTCCCAGGACAGTACATTGCCAGTTCCCCATGTCATCACATCGCCATCTGAAGGTGCGTCGGTCGGTAGCGTGTACATCTGGTTTGCGCCCATAGCGCCTGACTTGAAGCCGGTGTAGTTGCTGCCAGAGCCGCCCGGCTCCATGAAACGAAGTTCGCCGGACAATTCGCCGCCGCCCAGAATCACATTGCCGCCTTGGTCGTTCAGGATAACATCGCCTTTTGTCGCGTCGGTCGTGGAGCGCAGCGTAAGGTCATCGCCGCTTGCAGTGCCGCCCGTAGCGACTTGCCCGGTCGCTCGACCGGCGAGCAAAAGATACTGCGAATGGTCGTCATCGGAAAGGCCAGTCAGTGCGCCGTGGTCGGTTGCGCCGCCAGCACCCAACTCAACCCACCCTGTGTTGCCGGTTCCAGAACCTTTCACATATAATTTGCCGTTGCCTGTATCCGTTCGCAAGGCCAGCGAACCTGGGCTTGCTGTAATAGAACCCTCTGGAGATGTATTGGCTACAAAAAAATCGGCACTGCCGCCCGTATTTTCTATTCGCAAAATCGGCGTAGTGGTGCCTGTCACAGTTTCTATGTGCAACTTCGTACTTGGCGTGCTTGTGCCGACCCCTACAAGTTCATCGTCGCGAATAACAACAACTCGATCCCCATCAGAGTCTTCAAAAATAGCCGAATAGGTGCTTGAAGTGTTGCCAGCGCCGCGCACAGTGAGTTTCGCGGTCTGCAAGTCCGCTCCTATTGCGAGATTGCCGTTGAGGTAGTTTCGGTAGTTTTGGCTGTTGTAAAGAAACCACGAGTTGGTAGCGACCGGGGCGGTATTGTTAAATAAACAGTAGTTGTTTGTGATACTACCACTGCTCGTTTCTGTCGGGATAAATCGTATGCCATAAGCGTTTGCAACAGTCACACCGCTACCACTAGCTGTGTTCGTTATCGTCATACCAAACTGCGTGGCGTTCGTTCCTTTGGAGTTGCTCACATTTATCACAGCACCAGTACCAGTCACCGCGTTTTCAACGCCAAGTGATGCACCTATTGCAGTTGTCCAGCGACCTGTCGAAGTGCTCTCTTGTAGCCGCGCCCGAAAGCCTGTTGCGGTATGAGCATCGGCTCCATCCAGCGCACCTTTTACGATCAGAAAATCCATGCCGTACCTGTTAGAAAGGCTGCCACTCGCAGAGTTTTCGTCAAGCCGTGCGCTCATCCCATAAAACTGTGTTGTGTTCGGAGACGTATTTGTGCCACCTAAAACAAGGCCATAAAGTATCCCAGATGTCGTCGTATTTGTTGTTAGGCCAAACGTGCCGCCACGAAAAGAATTTGAAGTAGGCGTTCCATCGTTTGCAGCAACAATCGTAGAATTTATACCTGAAATATCTACGCCATTCGCCGTCGTTGTTGCTGTGCCAGAAATTCCCAAAAAGTTTTGGTCTGTTGAATAAGATGCTGTTCCAACTATAGTCTGCCGCCCAGTTATACCGTGAATAGTGCCGTCCCATGTCAAGTTACCAGAACTTGACAACGTGCTTGCGTCTGACCAAAAAGCGAGTCTATTAGCCGCGCCGCCGCCAGCAACACTACCGTCTGCGCTTGTAAGAAAGTTGACCCACGTCGTTCCTGAAACAACGCCCTCGTATCTTCCCGTTGTTTTGTTGTGCCTGAAATATCCGGGGAAACCAGTTGGCCGTGTTCCGGTTGTGCCGGATGGTATCAGTTCGGCAGTATTGCCTATCTGTTCAACCACACGCAATTTCAACCCGATCGTATCTGGGTTGCCCCCATCATTCAACAGCATCATTTCGCTGTCTGATGTGAGATTCAGCCCCCTGTTTTGTGAAAAACAGAGCATTGGAACAATAATAAATAGGATGAATATTAAATTCTTCATGTCAAAATTCAAGTTCTACCCACATTGAAATATCCGCTGTCGGATGTGCAAAATCCGAACTTGTAGTATACTTCATGTGGTATTTTGTTGGTGAGGACGCTGGGTATTTTGCAAATCTGCTGTATGTTGTAGTGTTGGTTGTTTGTCCTCCGGAAAGCGTTACTGTTCCATTGGGGCCGGTTGCGTTCCACCACAGCCCAGCGGTTATTGTACCTGTGCTGATAGCCGTACTTGACCTAATCCCAATGCTCCTAACCACGCTATACGCGGGTATGTAAAAAAACTGGTCTTCGGTATTGAGTCCGTTGAACCTATAAACAACAATGTTCGATTGGCTTCCAAGCCCTATGTTTTCAACGTTCCACCCGTCTGCGTAAATCCTTCGCTCGCCAATCGCGTATGTGCTGTCGGCGTATGCTCCGGTGTGCGTTCTCGATATTTCGTACCACCTGTTTTTTTCTGCATTGTATTTTAAGGCAAGTTGCCCCCCCCGCTCAAAACTAAAAGATTCGCCATTCGCAAGGGCAATATTTGCTGAGCCGCCAGCAACCGTAAAGTGCTGAACAAGTTTTGTGCTACCAGAAAGCGAAAGGTTCGGAGCCATTAAAACAACGATATGCTCTTCACCTGATTTTGGTAGTGCCGTTGTTGTGTTTGGACTTGCGTCTGCCACATAGATGCGCCCTGTAATCACTTCTTTGAAGGTGCCTCCAAGCGTGAGCATCGTGTCTATCGTATTTCCAACCAAAACAATATCCTTTGTTCGCGCTGGAAGCGTTATTCCAGGATTCGTATTATCCCTAAACGTGTTACCCTCCAAAAGTGAAATTGGCTGAAATGCCGATTGACCTTGCGCGTCAAAATTTATGCCCCAACGCGCCATCCACATAAAAGTGCATCCCGTCACGGTAAGTTCTGGAGCAAGGTTGTCTGCCGACCCAGAAACGCGAACACCGTCCAACAAATCGTAAAAAGTGCAATTTCTAACAATAACCGGACGACTGTCGGCCATTAAAACCCCTTGCGCTGTCGGCCTGTTTTTAAACGTGCATCCCGATATTTCAAGAGGGTTTGAGTATGCCGATGGCCGAGGGTTAGCAACCGACATAATCCCTATTGTGCAGCTGTCAAATGTCACATTCTGGTAACGAGAATACCCATCCGCTTGAAGCCCTCCAAGCGCACAGTTGTAAATATATCCGTTCGCAAACAACAGGTTGTCAGCATAGGTAGTGTCGCTGCTACCTCCGCTCCCTATTCCATTTCCATCCACCACCGTGTTTTTGATGATAAAATTGGAAACAACCACATTGTTGGAAGAATACACATCTATTGCCGACCCTGTCGGCCAGTTTTGCAAATTGATTCCGTCCGCAACAACCCCGATGCACCCGGACGTTTCAAACCCGTCACCGACCGACACCTCACTAACCCCATCCCCATAAATGTTGTAGGCCTTCAAATCCCGGCACTGACTAAACTCTATCCCTTCTCCGACCGCCCAAAAGCGGATGTTCCTAAACTCTGTGTTCAATGCGTTTTTTACCTGAGTGGCAAGTGAAAAATGGTCGTATATGTCAAGGTCTTCAACAATGATATTTCCGTTTATCATTGCCTTCGTCGCGTTCGTCGCTGCTATAAAAATCCCCGCGCCATTTGCTCCAACCTGCGAGTATCCGCCCGTCCATCCAGGCTGTCCCGCCGTGTTGCCGTCAATTTCTCCGCCGCCAGTTATGGTTATGTTGTTGATGGTATCACCATACAAAAGCGTGACAGAGCCGCCCGCGTCTGTTTGCGCCCCATCCGCTTTTCGCAGCACACAACCTCGCTCAATTACGAATTTCATGTTTGATTTCAACTCTATTGCCCCCTTTTGCGTAGAGGGGTAAACTATGTTCGGCACTTTTCCGATTACATTGTAGGGGCTGAATCGTCGGCGCAAAACAACTTCACCGCCAGAACCAGCACACACGTTGACCGCTGCCTGTATTTGCTCGGTTTTGTCCGCCACTCCAGCCGCTACACCGTTTTCGTCATATCCTCCAACCTCCCACATTTCCGGGTAGTATGTACTGCCCACGCCAGAGCGCTTCCATTTTACACCATTCGATGCCACTATCAGCGTACCCCCGTTCTCTGTGCCGCTCGAAACCCTAAAAAACAACCCTTCGGTGGATTGCACCCAAATCCCCCGGGCAAATCCGGTATATGCTCGCAGGGCGGCCAAACTATTTAAAGTGTCGGCTGCAATACCAAGGCTGTTTATCGCATCGTAAACCGCCTTCGCTGTCGGCGATTCATTGTTTCGAGATGCCGCCGATATAGTGTATACAATCTCCGCAAGTTGCCGACCACTTAAAGCAAACGTATCCCTTGCGTTCACCTTGTTCCACGTTCCTGTGGTTTGCGCCTGAACGCTCAACGTCAATAAAGCGAGCGAAAAAAGAAGGATTACCCTTTTCATGCGTAGAAAATTTTTACTGTTATGGTGCCGGTGAACACGCTGAAATACAATGTTGAATCGGAAGGAAACCACCAACCGATAGTGTACGGGCGCCCCGATGTGTTGTAAAACTCATCCTCTATAATCTCACTGCCAAGGTCGGTTGTTCCTATTGTCACGTTGCCTGTGCCGCTTGACGCTATAACAACGATTTGGCTAATCAGTCTCCCGGCAGGCACCGCTATTTCGTCGGTCACGCCTTCCGTGAGGATGAAGGTCTTTTCTTTGGTCAGCAATACCCAGTTCGTGCCGTCCGAATGGTACAGGTCGCCAAGGGCATCGTCGTAGGCGAGCGAACCCTCAGAAGTCGAAGCAGAAGGGAACGCCGCTTTGTTCGTGTACTTTGGCGCAATCAGTCTCCCAGCCTTCGACCCGTCTATTTCGGACAGGTATTTCATGCGGCTCGATTACGAGATGCTGACCGTGAATGTCGGCGATGCTGCCGGAGCGATTGCAAAAATGATATTAAAGCCAGTGGCCGACGTGAATGTTATATCCACTGCTACATAGTTGCCCAGGGTTGTTTCCCGAACCGCTACGCATGGCGTGTTCTTGCCGGTGTGAACGACCGGGAAGGAAACCTTTACGCCGTCTCCTGTAAGCGTATTACCGCCCACTGCATCTACCGAAGTGACCCGGTTTGCGTTGATGGCAGCCGTAACGCCGGCAGGGTGCGTGGCAAGCGTGGTGGATGTGCCGGTGATGGTCTCCGCGCTGGTTGCCAACTCGACGTAACCGGGCGTTGTCTCGCTGGCCGCGCCGATGTTGTTTTGCACGAACGTCCACGCAGAGCCGCCCCAAATGGCGAGGTCTCCGATTTCGACCACGTTCGAGCCTTCCCATGTGTTGGTTCCCGCCGTGGTGAAAACGTAGGTGTCGCCGGTGTTCGGAGAGCCTGGCTCGGCAGCGTCGAAAGCAATGCCGCCCAAGAAGTTCATCGCGCCGGCAGCAGCGGTGAGGTTGACCCACGTCGTGCCGTTCGAGTAATAAATGAGGTTGGTGTCGTTGGCATACGCAAAGGATGCCTCCGATGTTGCCGCCGATGGAAAGGCGGCAAGGTTGGTGAAGATGGGAACAATAAGCCGGTTGGCTCTGCTGGCATCTATCTCGTGTAGGTATTTCATGTGATAATAGCTGTGCCGGCAACCGGCGTTGTGAACGTTATTGTGATTTGATTCGGACTATCGTTTGTTGGCTCACCTATAATATTGTTATCGTCGTCATCTATGCACCGCAGTTGCACATTTCTGTTAAGATTGTGTATCACAGTCCACGTCGCAGAGGGGCTTGCCTGCGAATGCGTGTAGGTGATATTGTCCGCTGTAATCAGTTGAAATTCAGTGATTACAAAAGACAGCAGAAACTCAACATTGAACTTGTAGTTTTTAGGCAACTCGGAGTTTTGCCGCCGCTGTGTGTACAGCTGCGTCTGGCGATTCAAAAAGCCAATGTCGTCGAATAGGTGCGGGTAATCCGATGGCATATCTTAGTTTCCTTTTATCGTCCAGAAATGGTCGTCCGGTTTTGTCCAGAAGTTGTCGTCCGGTTTCTTCCAGAAGAGCGGGTTAAAGTCGTTCGGGTCAATGGTGATCAGGGCGTAGAAATCGCAGATGCACATCAGCGATTCGGTGTACTTGGCAACATCGGTTTCGGGGTCAGCCCCGGTTTCGCTGCTGCCATCGGCTGTGCGCAGGTTGTCGTTAAATTCGTCCGTGTCTCGTACCGAGATTCCGCAGTAATGATAGTTACCCGCTTCATCCTCGGCGATTACGTTCATGCAGCAGTTGCCGTTCAAATCTTCGAGGGCGTTTCTCATCACGGACGACAGCCCGTATTCCTCGAAGTAGATGGTCTGCTTTACATATTCGGTATAGCCCTTGGCTATCAACTTCTCCTGTAGCAGATAAGCCGTTCCCGGCTCGAACTCAATGCGTTGCCACTCGACACCCACGTTCAAAATGACGTTGGTGACCATGTTCAGGATGGGGTCAATGAGCACGTCAATGACCTCATTACAAGGCACTGCCCAAATGGCGACCAGTCCGGCGCGCGCACTTGGGCAGAGTACCGTTGTTATCGGTGTGACTACGCTCATGGCAATTTTTACGGATAAACAAGGATGATGGTCCGCGTAACCGCCGCGCAACCCGATTGGGTAATGCTTACGGTGAAGGTCACAGAGCCAGTCCAGTTTTCTCCGCCCGATGCGCCGTTGATGGTCACTACCTTTTGGCCGGTCGCGTCGGTTGTCACTGTGGCGTTACCTGTCACGCCGTTGGCCAGGTTGCCATTGTACACATCGCCGCCGCCGTCGTTGATGGTCACGTTCGTGATCGCGCCGGCAGCGTATGGCTTGACGACCAGTGTTTCAGCCACCACAACGATGGAGGCGCCCGCGTCGCAAGTGCCGGTGTTCACATCGCCGATCATCTGGCAGGCGGTCGGGACGAACGGCGTTGCCGACGATTCCAGCCACTCGAATTCGAGGTCGGAATAGTCCACATTGATGGTCATCGTGCCGGAAGAAAAAGACTGGGTGATATTGCCCTTGCCGGTGTAGCCCAGCGTTTCGTCCACGAGGCGTTCCAGGTTGGCGACCAGCGCATCGCGCTCGCGCTCCTGATTGACGAGGTAAGCGCCGTCGAGGTCGTAGGTTGTCCCGGCGATTCGCACCTGGTCAACCGCCGTCGTGCCGGTTATGGAACCCAACGTGGCTGTATAGCGGCAGACGACAGCGGCAGCCTTGTCGCCGCAGCACAAGCCCGAAAGGTTGGTGAATTTGAGCGCGTTGAGCGGATTCGCGTCCGGGTTGTTGTGCTTCAATATGAAGCCGTCGAGATTTGTCATCTTGTGTCAATTTGTTTGATGATGCCTACCATTTACCCATCGGGCAAGTGACGAGCGTTTTTTTCATTATCCCCTTTATGGGGTCGTATTTCAATGTCACCTTGAAGTCCATCGGGCAGCAACAAATGTCGCACCGTCTTTCCTCCTCGATGAAATGCTCTTTGCAACCTTCGCAGATGGCGATGCGCAGTTTCGCCGCCGCTTCGCTCACCTTTTCAAAATGATAGCCTTTGTCTATCCACCGAAGCGCCAGGCTCACGGTGTCGGCCAGTCCTTCATTGCACGGCTTAGGTTGTTGCGTACCCGCGCCGCTTGGTTGTGTTAAAGCCATAATGCCTGTGTCGTTTCGGGGCGCAATCAATACAGTTGTCGGTCAGGGGCGCATAGTCCGGGAACGCTTCGGGGTTTTCCCGGATGAACACGTCCATCGTGTGCATCATATCGTCCACGTCCAAAACGTATTCTTGTTTGAGCCTCCCGACGCTTTTGATGTCGAGCGGCCTTGATTTTCCTTCCTCGAACTTCTGCACCACGCCCATCGGCGTGTCCGAAACCACGCGGTAAAACACCGTGTCGTTGTTGATGGCGAAGGCCAGCAGCGTCCGCAGGTATCGTTCCCACAGGTAATTGTACTCGTCCGTCTCGAAGCGCGGCGCCAGCGCCCAGTAGCCTTCGTCGGTCGGCAGTTGGGTCGTAGTGGCCGACTTCGCTTTGTAGAGCCGGTTTTTGTACAACACCACCTGTCCGGATGAATAGGACGGCGTGGTTTCCTGGTAGTTGACATAAACCACGATGCCCGTGCCAGCGACCGTCCGGTATTTCACCTTGTCGGCCATGAGCGCCTTGTACATCGCCATGCCCGCGCACTTGAGAAAGAACTTTTCCTCCCTGACTGCAATGTTCGGTTTCCTGCTCTCTCCGTAAGAGGCTGGATCCACCGGCCCGAAGTCTATGACTTCCTGCGGGGTGATGAGCGTTTCCACGCTCCCGAATTCATACGTCAGTGCCATCGTCGTTTTGGTCAGTTGGTATAGGGGGTTTGTTATCTCCCATCGCGTCAGCCTCGCTTTTGAGGTACTCTGCATACAGGTTGAAAAGGCCGAACGAATATTGTGTCGTTATGTCGAGCCGCCCTTTCAGTATCATTTCACAGGCTTGCATCCCCTGGATGATGGGCCTGAGCGAACGTTCCTGCCACTGCCGGATCACGGAGTTATACTTCTGTTTGTACACTTCCTTGAACTCTTCGTTTTGCCCGATGCGTCCCGGTGTCGGCGCGCCCAAAAGAACGCTGTGCCAGTTGTGCGCCTTCAGTATTTCGCGCTCTGCGGTCGCGGCCATTACGGAGTGGTATTGATGCTCCGTGTTGGCTTTGAACTCGTGGACGAAAGCCGGTTTGTCATCGGGCAGTCGGCGGCGGATGATGTACCGCTTGGGCTGCTCACCATAGCGCGAAGCCTGGTTGGTGAACGTGCGGCGAACAGCGCTGTCGAAATCGTCCTCGTCGCCGTCGTCATCTTCCTCGGCGGTTATCTCGAAGAAAACCCGGGCGATGAAGTCGTTGGCGTAGCCTTCCGTACCGTGCTGGCCTTGCTGAACCTCGAGGTATTGCCAGTAGAGCGAGCCGAAAGCGTCCGGCAGTCCGTACCAGTCGCGCCCCACCACCTTGTTTTTAATGTGGATGATGGTGGACATCCGGCCGTTCCCATAGTCTGACCAGTTTGGAAAAACGTCCACGAACTCGGGCGGGTGCGACTGGATGTAGATAGCCGTCCACTCCGGGGAGATGACGATCACCTTATCCTCGTTTCGCTCGGTAGCCAGGTAACGGCACTTTTCAGCGTCCACCGACTCGAAGTAGAAAAACCATTTGCCCATGACCTGCACCGCGTCAATGCGGAAAAAGCCATTGCCGTAGGTTTTCAGGTTCTCGAAGATGCCTATGCTCTCTCCAAGTATCTGCTCGAACGTCAGTTGCGGGTTGAGCGAGCGCACGAAATCGGTGAACACTTTCTTTTCAGGCTTTCCCAATTCGGTGTCCTGCTCCATGTCGAAGGCCATGCCAGGCTCGACGTAGCGCCTCACGGTGAGTTCACCGCCAAAGACATAATCGCGGATATTGCCGACGCACGAGGCGTGGGTAGGCGATAGTTCGCGCATCCGGCGAAGGACGCGAAGGGTTGCATCGGAATTGTCAAAGAACGGCACAATGGGGAATGACCCGTAAATCATGGGCGCGAGTTCAACGTCGCGCAGCTCCTCGGCAACCGGGTCGTACACGTCTCCGAAAGCGCCTGTTTTGCGCCGGCTGAATCTCGTCTTTTTCGGGTTGGACGATTCATCCGGGCAAGCAGCGCAGCTCTCGTCAATTTCGTAGGCTGCCAAATCCTGGGTCATTCCTTAATCATTTACCCTGCTGCCAGGGGGCTTTGTAGTCTTTAGGCGCTTCAATTAGTTGCGTGTAGGATTCGTCGGTGTCGTAAATCGCCTTGAGCAGTTCCTGCGTGGCGGGTTTTACGATGTTGCCCTTTGAGGGGAACTCGACATCCTTGCTGCCGTGATTCAGGAAAGCGGCCTTTTTACCCGCTTTGCAGATGGTAACCAGGTTATCCTGAACGCGAAGCAATTTGAAGCCCTTTGGTTGTTGTTCTGCGCTCACAGGCGCCGTTACTTCTGCCATCGGATTGATGTTTGCGTGATGAATGGTTTGAGCGGGCAGGCCCGGTAAAAGAACTCACCCGCCGTGAATTACACCGGAATACCTGCCTCGCCCAGTGTCCAGAACGGGGCGTAGAATATGGAGTTGCCTACAACGGTCTCGATATATTCAGCCTGGTCAGCGGTCGGGTCGGTGTTCGTATTGGACGAGCCTTCGCCGGTTTTCATCTTGTCGGAAGACCATTCTTCGGATTCGATGTCGAACGATATGCCCGCGTAGTGGTAATTGTTCGAGTTGTCCAGCACGATGATGTGCAGGCAGCAGTTGCCGTTGAGGTCCTCGAGGGCGTTGCGCACGGTGTTCGAAAGCCCCGGCTCCACAAACGAAATCGTCTGGGTGACGTTGACAGCCGACTTGTTGCGCACTTTGGCCTGGTTGAAAAACGCGGTGTTTTCCTCGAAGTCAATGCGCTTGAACACGTTGGCAGGCGTGGCAACAACCATCGTGATGGCGGTTATCTCGCGCGTGGCGTTGAACGTGAGGGTATCTACCTGCGCGCAGTTGGCGGCCCAAATGGTTTTAATACCCGCCCGCGCCTTTGGACATGCGGCCAACGAAATTGCGGTTATTACGCTCATTGTTGAAAGAGTTTTGCGTTATGAGTTATGGTTAAAAAACCAATTGGTGCCTTATGCGTAGGTTTCCGAACTGTTGTAGCCGACCGTCATCAGGATGGGCTGGGCGATGCCGAAGCCGATGCCCAACGATGCGTACATCCACGACTTGCCTTTGTCCTTGATGAGCGGAGATTTCTGGATCACGAGCGCCGATTCCGGGGCGCCTTCGAGCGACTGCGCATGAGCGATGCCGCACAGGTTTTCCGGCGCCGTAAAGATGGCGCGCTGCGTGAGCGACTGTCCGTTGGCGGCCATCTTGCCGGTCTCGAAGTCGAACATGTCCCATTCGGGCATCATGAGGACTACATAGTTCTCGAACACGAGGGCGTTTTCCACCGGCTTGCCGTCAATGATGAAACGGTTTGCGATTTCCGTGCCCAGTGATTCGTAGTATTTGAACAGCGCATCAAACAGGCCGCGCTGCAACAGGTACACCGGCCATTCGACTTTCGGGCGGTCGAGGTTCCAGAACTGGAGGATGGGGTGCGATGCCATGCGAAGTTCGCGCAGGTAGTCGGCGATGTTCGCCGGCTTCGTGGCATTGCCGCCCGACGTGCCGTCGTTCGTGTCCACGTAGCGCACCTTGACGTATTCGCCGCTGGCGCCGACGCGGGCCTGGATTTCCGACCACCAACCGTTGTGGTGTTCGAGCATCCGGGTCAACTTCTGCTGCTCTTTGAGCGGCAGGTGCGAGATGGTGACAGCGCCGGCAGTGACTTTCGCCGAGAAACTGGTATCGCCGAACCACGCGATTTTAAAGATGGAGTCCACGAGGGCGCGGCGCGTCTGCATGGCCATTGCCATTTCGATGGCGTTCACCGTGGGATTGGATCCGCCCAGACGGTTGAGTTCGTCGGCGCTGTTTTTGAGGTTGCGGGCGCATCCGCGGTCGAACTCGTCCGGGCATTGCTCGCCCATGAGTTCGTATTCCACGCTGCCGATTTCCCAAGGGCGCAGCGAGAAGTTGACGGTCGGATTCCAGTCATCACAGCCCATTTTTGGCTGCAATACGTTCGTCGGACGGCTGAGGTGCGTCATGCGAAACTTCGTCACGCCTATTTCAAACTTATAGACGCTGAGGTTGCGCTGAAACACGTTGTCGTAGTTGAACGCCGGTTCCAACACAAGCGCGTTGGCATCGTGGGTGTCCAAATCGAGCAGGATGATAGGTTCCATGCTTTGTGTTTATTTGCTTGGTGAAGTAGTAGTTGTGTCGGTCGGGTCGGGAATATGACAGCCCCCTTAGCCTTTCTTGCGGGAAGGCGGCTTGAGGCCGGTTACTTTCTCGTACTGCTCGGCGGTGATGTACCCCTTTGCAAACGAGTCGTTGGCGATTTTGAGTTGCCCCTCGTTGGGCTTGCCGCTATTGCCCGCGCCTTCGGTTTTGGGCTTGAGCGGCGGCTTGCCGTTGGTCGGAGCAGTTGCAGACCCGCCTTTTTTCAGGGCGGCGAACTCGGCCTGCAGGTCGGTGAACCGCTGGTTGAGCGCGGCGTATTCATCCTCTTCTTCTTCGTCGTCACCTTCCTCTTCATCGCCTTCGCCTTCGCCTTTTTTGGCGGCTGGCTTTTTGGCTTCTGCCGGCTTGATGTTGAGCGCGGTAGCGATTTTCGCTTTCTCGTCGGGAGTGGCTTTGTCAACCAGCGCAACGAGGCTTTCCATCGTCAGCGCCGTTGGTTTCACTTTCGCAACTTCGGCCTTCACCGCCTCGGTGATAGCGTCGTTTTGCAGTTCACCCGCCAAATCCTCATCGTCTGCGAGGTCTTGAGCGAGTTCCTCAACATCGGCGTTTTTCGCCAGGGCTTTGTTTTCGCTGAGGAAGTTGAGGATGCTTTTGAAAAAGTCTTTGCCGAACATGGTGTTGGTAGATTTGCGTGTGAATTTGCGGATGTCCGCTGAGTTTGCAGGTCGCAGCCCCTTTTCGAGCGCGGCGAGCGCGGCAACCCGGTAGGAACTGGTATAATTGAAGGCAGTCTCCACCGTGTCCGGCTGTTGGGTGCCGGTGGTGGGAAGCAAAAAGTCAACTTCTATGGAGTCCACAACCTTGTCAACGAAGCCAAGGGCAAGCGCCTCGGTCGGCTCAAACCACGTTTCGGCTTCCATCAGGTCGTGCAGTGCGCTGTCGCTCATGCCCGTCTTGCGCTTGTAGGTAGCGACGATGACGTTCTCAAATTTGTCGAGCACGTCAGCAATGGTGCGCAGTTCGTCCGATTCGCCCCAGGTGCCCCACTGCGGACGGTGGATCATGTAGAGGCACTGATTGGACATGATCACTTCATCGGCGGCGCAGGAAACGATGGTGGCGGCGCTGGCGCAGAGGCCCACGAGGTAAGCCGTCACTTTTGCCGGGTGGCCTTTCAGCATGTCGTGCATGGTGAAGGCTTCGGTAATCTCGCCGCCCGGCGAAGAAATAAACACATTGATTTGGGAAACGCGCTGATCTTTGAGCGCCCAATAGACATCGCGGCTGTTGACGCCCCACCATTCGGAGATTTCCCCGAATATCATGATGTTGATGGTGCCACCGGCGAGGTTCATCGCAGGGGCGATGTCCACCGCTTTACCGGCGCGGTTGGTGGCGACTATGGCCTTGTTCCCGAAAATGAATTTCCTCGGCATAGCGCAAAGGTGAAACAACACCCGTGCCGTTGCGCCGCTTTTGTCTCACTTGTGAGAACCTATTTGAAATTGTACCGCAAATAACGGGCGAACAAAATCGCCGAAACCCAGACGGTGAGGTTGGAAAACCCGGTCGGTATGTACGATGCAAGCGGGTCTCCGAGCAGCACCCGGATATGGTGCAAAGAGTTGAGGCACAGCGTAACGAGAAACGCCCACTCGAAACGAACCAGGAGCGGATGCGCATCGTCGCGGGATGTGGCGCGCATCGAGCAGTACAGGTAAACGAGCGCCGCAATGCAGCCGGTGAGGTTAACTATTGTCAGGAGTTTTGTCAGCATCGGATGGCTTTTGGCTGCGAAGTTCTTGAAAAAAACCAAGCGGGTTGGTCATTTTTTTTGCCAGCCAGTCAATCGTCTCCTTCGCGCACAGGGCCGATATGCCAACAATGAGGTCGCCCCAATGGTTGAGCGACTCGAAGTTGGACACTACGATGCCGGACACAAGGCCTATGCAAAGCGAGGCGATGAAGGTAGCAGCGCGGGATTTGAAATCATTGCCGGACATGAACAAAACGCGGGAGAGTGCGCTCAGGAGGGCTACGGCAGACGAGTCAATAATTTGATTTAGGTGTTGCAAGAGTTTTGGCATCGCGTTGAGGTTCATCGTAAACCGATTCCCGGTCGGCGGCGGCTGGAAACCAACGGTACATCGTCGGTTTGGATACGCCGAGGGCAAGCCCTATGTGCCGGATCATCAAGCCCCTGTCGCGATTGAGTTGCAGTACGTGGTAATCAAACAAATGCAGTGCCAAGATGCGGTTTATTTCATGCTCCGACATCAGTTTGATGACACGGATGCAGGTTGTTTCACAGACATAATCCTGAAACAACAGATTCTTTTCGAGCCGCGTGGCCGTGCGGCCCTCTTGTATGATAACATTCAGGTTGACTCTTGCCATAAAATAGGGGTAAAAGCCTTTACGATTTTCATGCTGTCCGGACAGGCAGAGCACAGTTTTTTGGCAGTCACGCCGTATTCATTCCAGATTTTCACGAGCCAAAGCCACTCCGAATTGTCGTAGGCCGCGCGCACCTCGGCCCGCACTTCGAATGCGATGCGGTACAGGTGGACATCCTTCTCCGAGTGATTGACTACGGTCATAGGTTGCGCGTTTGTTTCACGGTTTGTGCGGTCGTGCCCTTTTCCAGCGTTTCCAGCGGGTCGTTCACCACCTGGATATTGTCAATGCGGTTGTTGGTAGCCTCAGCCATCAGGATGGCGCTTTGAGCGACCTGCAGCACAGCGTCCAAATCCGAACGGCTGGCAGCCTCGACAACGATTTGATTTTGTGCCGATACCTGCGGCGCTTCGAGCGGTCGCACATCGAGCGGCGAAGGCGCTATGCCGCCTGCTGCAAATTTCTTGCCCCAGTTGTTCGCCGAGTTGATTCGGGATGCCAGTTCGCGGCGCTTGCGGCTGAACTGGTTAGGCTTGTCACTGATCCTGAGCAGCGTTTCCCTGTAGGCTTTCGTGCTTTTTTTGTTGATGATGTAGGTCTCCTTGCCATTTCGCAGGTGGTATTCGCCGCCTTGAAACTCCACAAGTCGGTTGTTATAGATGGCCTTGACACCACCTTCAGCGTGTGACCTTCCTTTGATTTCCCCCGAGCCGCGCGGTATCGAGCCGCCATCGACACGCTGGATAGATTGCTCCGTGGGTATGGCGCCGCCGTACTCGAACTTTTGCAGCAGGACTTGCGCTGCGTTGAACGATGAGCGGATAATGGCCGCCGCTGCCTGGGCAGCATAGATGCCACCGGCTGTGAAGATGCCGAAAGGACCGGTCGCAGCCCCGGCCTGTACCGCTGCCAAGGCGATGGCCGACAACTCCTTTCGAAGATTGATAGCGATTTCAGCCAAGGCCAGCACTTTGAGGATGGCTCCGTACTTGCGGCGGTTCTCCACGTCCTGGGCAAGCAGGCGCGACACGCCGCCAATAAACTCGCTGATAGAGTCAAGTTGCGCGTTTTGCAGGGCATTGAGTTGCTCAGCCGTGCGCATGGCCGAATCAATTTTCTGCTGGTCAGTGCTCTTTTGCAGTTCCAAAGACTGATTCGCCAACTCCACCTCCGTATCGAGGATTTGTTGCGAGGCGTCCTGAACGATGATAGCCTGCTCTTCCCTGAACTCGCGCTCGGCATCAAGGCGCTCCTGATTCGCTGCGGCAGTGACTTCCTGCGTGGCCGTGTCGAACGTCGGCTGATCAATGGCACCGCTTTCCAGTTGGCCCTGCAGCGCAGCCTTACGCGCTTCCTCCTGTTGCAGGATTTGTGCAAGTTCCTGCTGGAAACCTGCCTCAAGCGCCCGCAGTTGTTCCTGCTGCTGCTGGACAATGAGGTTCTTTTCTGCGACCGCCGACTGGTTGCGAATCTCGAATATGGCGCGCTCGCGCTGGATTTCCAGAATTTCGGACCGCTCGTTGAACTCTTCCTGTGTGAGCAGTCCTTGTTTGCGCTGCTCTTCTATCCGCTGTTGTTCGAGGATAAAGAATCCTTCGGTCTTTGTCTCGTCAATCCGGTTGAGGTTGCGGATGATATCCAACTGCCGGCCTGCGCTGTTGGCCGCGTTCTGTGCCTGTATCTCGGCAGCCGCTTGCTGAAATGCCTGGATTTCACGCAGCGCCCGCGCCTGCGCATCGGAGCGTTCCGTTTCGATGTCGGCAATAGTTTGCTTCAACTTCTCTTTGAGAAGATTGGCCTGTATGGTAATCTGCTCGGGCGTGCCGACCAGTGCCGATATTGCGTTGGCTGTTTCGTTTTTCGCCAACTGGATCCGCCCGTCAAACGTGCGCTTGATAAGGTCCTGTTGTAATTTGTAGATGTTTTCGGCGGCTGTTTTTTCATCTTTGGCCCGTTGCTCTGCGAGTTCCTTTAATCGTTTGTCCAACTTTTCCCGGCGCTCAATTTCCTCCTTGGCTGCGTCGGTATCGAGCGCCTTGAGTTCGTCAATACTGAGTTTGCGCAGGTTTACTATTTCCTGTTTGCGTTTCTCTGCCTGCTCAGCAAGTACCTCGCTGGCCGCCGATGCCGCAATTTCTTCTGTGCCAACATTACGCAGTGAGAATGCGTCATTAAACACCTTCTCAATTTCAGATGCCGCCTTTGTTCCATCTTCAATCATTTTGCCATAGAAGGCATCAGCACGCTTGAAGGCTTCGCGCTCGGCGTCATCGCTAATAAAAGTAGTTCGGCCAACCAGCCGGTTCAGGCCCAGCGGATCCTCACCGATCGTACCGATATCCTCAACCGATACCTTGCCGCGCTGACGTAACTGCTGCCTGGCTATTGTTGCCTCAGCAACCTTTGCCAGTTCTTCGTCCTGCGCTGCTGCCTTCTTGCGCTCGGCGATACTTCGAATAATTTCATCTGTCAACCGTTTTTGTAAATCGGTCAGTTGCGACACAGAAAGTTTTTCCAAATCCATCCCGCGCAGGTATTCCGGGTAGGCTTCCTTCAATGCCTTAATTGCATCTGCCCGCTGCTTGGTGGACGATGCAGCACTTTTTAAAATCTCGATGTTCTTGTTGAGCACCGACGCTTCTTTAGCCGCTTCCTGTGCGATTTCCTTCTGTGCTTCGCTCAATTTCTCTGCGGCTTTGGTAGCCGCATCGGTGGACGTTGTGAGTGCCTGATACGCCTTGACCGCTGCGTACACCACAGCGATAATGGCAAGTAGCGGGAACGCTTTGGTAATAGCATTCAGGATGCCTTGAGCCAGGGCCTGCCGTTTGGTGGCGTCAGTGAGCAGTAGAAACGCCGCGGACTGTTTGATGCTGGCCACCGTTGCAATGACGGCTTGGCGGTTGAAGGCCAATACTGCCAGCGCCAGAGCCGCAAACTCTTCGCGGTTGTCTGAAAGAAGTTTTGGCAAACCAGCCAGCACATTGATAAACCCGGATACCAGGTCAATGCCGGATGCAAGGAAGTCCTGCAGGTCGGTATTGACCGTGAGGTTCACAATGGAGTTGCGCAGTTTGGCGATGGACGCGCCAAACGTTTCGTTCTTTTTCTCAAACTCCTGCTGCACAGACGACGTATCTTCGAGAGCTACACCGGCCTCCGTGACGCGCTGTGTCAACAGGTCGAAGTTCTGGCCCAACTTACCAAAGACTTCGAGTTCGCGGCTTCCTTTGATTCCCAGTTCGCCCAGCAGTTTGATAAACTCCGTGTTCTTTTCGCTGCTCTCCTGGGCACCCTTCGTGACCAACCCGAAGGCAGACACAATATCATCCTCAACCAGTTTGCGGAATTCGGCAGCGCCCTTGCCTGCGATGGCAGCGAATTTATCCGGGGCTTCACCGATACGGAAAAGGGTTTTCTGCACGGCGGTCGCGCCGCGCTCAGCCGATACGCCCAACTCATCAAGCGTGGCGCTCAGGCCAAACAGCGAGGCCTTGCCCACATCCAGCGGCCCGGCGATACCGGACAGCCGGTTGACAAAATCCGCGATGGCCGGTGCTGTGGCATTGCCGGAAGCCGACAAGAAGTTCAGGGCATTGCCGATTTGGAGAATATCCTTGCCTACATCGTCCGTCTTCAGGCCCGGTATGACGTTGCGCAGCGTAGCCACCGACTTGGTGACTTCCTCCACGGAGCCGCCAAACTCGTCTTTGAGCGCGACGGTAACGATGTCGGTAGCCTCTGCAAAACTCCGCAGGTCTTTTTCGGCCACGCCCAACTGACCGCCTATTTCCGCTATTTGGAGTTGTTCTACCAAAGAGGTGCGGGTATCCCGAAACTTCAACTCTTCCTGTAGTTTGCGGATGGAAGGTATAGAGGCATTGGCTGTCTTTGCCACGTTCGCCACTTCGTCACTGGCCCGGGCGTTGGCGTCAATGAATTCAGTTATACCAACAGTCAGGCCGATGATAGGCGCAAGTCGCTGGGTAACACCAATAAAGCCGTCAAACGCACTGGCGTAGTTGCCAACATTGCGCGTATAGACGCCCATGTTCTTGTCAATCTGTTTGAGTTGCCCGTCCAGTACCTGGATGTTTTTCAAAATGGGGTCACCTACACCGGCCTTTATCTGCGCTTCGCCCAGCAACTTGTACTGTGCCCGAAGTTGCTGCAACTGTAATTCCAAATCCCGGTATGACCCTGCTGCCACCTGCGTTCGCTCGAATGCCACCTGCTGCTTTCGGATTTCATCATTCAACAACTTCTGCTCACCCTTCGCCTGGGCGATTTTCTTGATGAGGTCATTGTACACATCCGACCCCTGCTCAGCGCCTTGCAACTCTTTGCGCAGCTGGGCCACGCTTTTGCGCGTCTGCTCGATTTCTTCCCGCAGTCGCCTTTGCTGTCCTTCCAGCCTGCCGGTATCACCTGTTCCCGTGCCGTTTTGAGCGGCGACAAGCCGACGAGAGACCGATTCCAGTTCCTCGGTCATTGACTTCAACTTTCGCGTGAGCACGTCCAGCGCCTTCGACTTTTCGTTGATGTCTTTGAGTATCTGGCCGGACTTGTCCAGCGTGGCGTTCACTTCATTGAGTTGGGCAAGTACCTCTTGCTCACCCTTGAGTTGCAGCCGTAGCGATATGACTCTTTCAGAACCCATTTTTATTCGGTATTGTCTTCTGGTGCGATGTCAGGTACAATTGGGTCAAGGTCTGGATCGTCGTAAGTCACGACGTCCATGTCTTCTTTTTTCGGGGCCACATACTTGATGAACGTGCCGTCACACTCATCACCAAGCAAAGCCTTGTAGTTTGCCAGTTCGAGTAGAATCCATATCGACTCATTGGAATCGAACGGCAGCCGCGCCATGTGGCGGTAACTCAGCGCCGCTATCGTTGGCAGTGGCATATTGATTACCCCCTTGAGTTGTTGCCCTTCCTTGATAATGGAAATGTAGTTGGGATAAAACGATGACACCAAGCCCCGGATATTGCGAGCCGTGTCTTTTGCTTCGAGGTCGGCGTAAGCCACGTCTGTATCCCAATCGGCCAGCGCCGGGCCGCCGCCCATGTCCTGCCATTTTTGCTGCGTGACCCACGGCGCGCGGGCGCCCTCGCTGTAATATGTTGTTTCACTGTCGTCGTAGTGGAATGCGAACGACAGTGCGTCAGGGAACATGATGCCACATTTAGGGCTCGTCTCGTAAGTAGGCATTTCTTCTCGCTTCTCCGCTTCGCCGGGAGGAGTCCATATCATGCCGGGGAGTTTGTCGCCGCGCTTGTACGATGAGGGCAACAGCAGTGGTAAATAGGAATCTTCGCGCAACTGAATGTCGCTGGGCTTACCTTGGTACAGCGTGGTAAAGTATGGGTTGGGAGAATTGAGACCCTTCACGCCCCGGTCAAACAGTTCAATGTCGCAGTAGTACGGCGGCTGCTTTTTCTGGTCTGAACGCTGCAACTCAGCCAGCGTAGCCTTTTCCATCGGGTCGCTGCTGTCGTCCTTGTAGCCCATGCGCAGCGATTCCCCCAATGGGGAGACATACTCAACCTCTACCTGCTCAGCGTCAATTTCGTAGGTCTTTAGTGGATAGTCGCGCCTGTAAAAGCCTTTGCGGACAACCGGTACCCCATCCTCAATGAGTGTATAGTCGAACCTTGGCTCAACAAATACCCGGCGTGTCACATCGTCCACCTGCCATGCAAGGTTGAATTGGTGCGAGATACCGCGCAGGAATGCTTTCTGGTCTTCGTCTGGCAAGCAGGAAGACAGGGCAACGTCGGAGCCTATAAATGGCTTGTTCAGCATGGTTGCAGAAACAAACGTGTGCCTTATTCTGGACCTGACACCTACGCCGCTTACGATTACAGTCCCATATAGGTACATGAAAACCTCGTCGTTGGCCTCTACCAAGTACTCGAACTCAACGGTCACGCCCGGTGCGCCGTCAGCAGATATACCGACCTGGTATTTCTTGTCAATCACATTTACCGACGACCGCACAACAAACACCTGCAACTCGCTCGCGTCCTGCGTATTCACGCGAACCCTGAATTTCCAAATCCCGGTTACAGGAATTTGGAGCCATTGTACATACTCGTCGTTCACAACATTTGTCGGAGAGCCGGGAAAGGAGGGCGGCGAGGGGTCGAGTTGTGGCTCTCCGTTATTGTGGTACATACTGTGCGGGTCGTCATCTGGATCAAACAGTAGTGTTATGTGCGCAGTACCAAGGGCGATGGCCAAGGTTGTGGATGCCCCAAAACTACCCTTAAAATAATAGCCCGACACATCAAAATCGATCTTCCATTGGTCACCCACGCCGAACAGGTGAACATTCCGGCGAAAGAAGTAGGTGTCAAAGAACTCAGATACAATCGTATATCCCTGTGACAGAAATATAGCATCCACGATGGGCCTGTATCCCACCGATGGCCGGAAGTCCTTGATGTCGAATGTGCCGGTGCCGCGCTCCGTGCCATAGACCGCAGGACACCACCACGCTTTGTAGATGGAAAAGTCTGTGTCGTTCCAATTGGCAAGCGTTTCGGTAAATGTCCAAGTTATAGCGCCAAGGCCATCAAGGTCGCGCAGCGACTTGCCTTCCAGTTTTTCCCAAAGGCTCAACCCGTCTCCCAGGAGTTCGACCAAGTGCGAAGCCGCAGCGCCTGATTTCTTCGAGGCTTTTTTAAGAATGCCCGGCCCGGCAAACAGCATTATTCCGTTCACCACGAGTTTGACGCTCACACGGGTAGCGCCGCGCCCCAGCGCGCTTTGCTGCAT